TAATTTTTTCATCGCGAGATGATATTCCACCATTTTCACTGAAAATAAACTTTACATCCTTAATAATCTTTGCAAGTATTTTATCACTTACTATTTGAGCCTTGGATTTAGTCATTATTTTCTCCAATCCCTTTTATTTTTTTTGACTTCTTGGTCTATTTTATCATTGAGAACCAGAGCTGTTTGAAGAGAGAGTTTATTTACATCTTTCTTCCCTGGCTCTGGCTCCCAACCTTTTTTGCTATTAGTGGTGATAGCCTTCCTTGTTTCACGCAAAAATCTATTTAATGCTTTTTGTATAGTAATGACTTCATAAAAGCTTAAGTCTAAGCTGATTTGTGTTCTGGACATCAATATTTCGCTCCTTTAAGTTTTGATAGTGATTAATTCTATCAATTGTTTTAAAGTGCTCTAGGCATTTTCTACAAGCATGTATCTTATAGACCTTTGGTAGTGGTAGTTTAGTCTTTACTTCGCCACAAGTAACGCAGACTATCATTCCGTTTCTCATGATTTCCTCATGATGTCACGTATTTCTTTATTAATTTTGTCTTGCTGTTTTGAATGAGCGAGGTATTTGTCAAATTCTTTTTCCATTATCGCAAACATCTCATCAATGCTGATTTCTTCATCTAATCCCATCACTTGAAATAGTTCAGACATAATCATAGAAGAAGCCTTAAATGCTTCTAGTTTAAAACTAATTGTTTCTTCCACGCTGAAATTATCATCATCATCCATAAACATTTCAATGAATTTTATGTTAGTCATTATTAGTACGTGCAGCTTAGCCATGACATCAGTTTTGCGTGATAAGAGTTCTTTCTTGTTGTTCATTATTAGTTTCTCCTGTTTTAGAGTTGGTATGTTCTAGTTCAAGTTTTATTAAATCTTCATTAGTTAAATACACTTTATCGTGCAGTTCTTTATTTCTTTGATATAAGTCTCGCATTTTGTAAGAAAGTGCTATATTTAGCCAAAATGAGAAGAATAGAGCTAATGTTATAAGGAATATGATAGTTGCAATTATGTCTTGTGGTACATTCATGTTATTACCCATGTTATTGGTTATTTATTACTTAAGATAGGGTATATGACTAGCAGTGTCTAGCTAAGTTTCTATGTCTTACTAGCCATTATACCCTAGAAGTAAACAAGTAATGTGACCGATTACCCTAATAATAGGAGTTGTCTGCTTAACAGCCTGAGGCGTACACGGCTAACACACACTACTTGATTACTTGTGACAAGATTTCACCTTTTTTTGGAAATCTAAGCCCACTAATGTGGGCACATACTACCCTGTAAAGGCAGTACGTTTGGTGTTCAATGCATCTGCTTCAGCAATCATCTTCTTCACATCTGATTCAGGGAAGACTAACTCTGCTTTGTTACTACCAAAGTTGACTATCACCTCACCTGGTAATGCACTAACAGTTGAACATTCTACAGTACAAAGAACTTTACGACCGTTGATTTCCAATAAGATTTTCATAAGTTACCCCTTTCTAAGGTATTACGATTCCAAGTTAAAAGTGGAATTCCATATCCCACTCACTACCCATATGGGGGGTGAATATGTCTAAGCATCAAAATGACACAACTTTTTTAGGTAAACATAAAATAAGACTTGACATGCATAGTAAATTTGCTATATTTTTCTTATATATATAATACTATTAATTAATATATACACAATGACATTTGAGGAATTCACAGGGAAACTAGCACTAATACAGGCTGAAGAATACTTATCAGTAGAAGATACTCTTTCTTTAAAAAGAGACATAGTGGGTACTAAAAAATTATGGGATTGTACTAGTAAAGAATTAGACGATATAATGAATCAATACAGGAAAGTATATAAAAGCAATAAATATCGTCAAAATAATGTATATTATAAGTCAAAATATGTCAAGTCAAAGAATAAGTACGGTCATAGAAAAGACTGGGATTGAACCAGTCCCGATAGAAATAGATGGGGATGTATATGATGTTCATCCCAAAGTTTTAGAGCTAATAGAAAGCCTTTCTTTGCAAGTTAAAGAGATAATGGAGTTAAAATTCCCAGATTTAATTAATGATAACGAAAAAAATTAAAAAAATAGAACATCGTGTTTATGACGATATTGAGGAGTTTAAAGAAGACAATCCGAATACAACTGTAAAAACAAATTGGAGAAAAGGAGAAGAAGGAGAGTGGGTCGTTGCAGATGATTTAGGTGTTGTCCAGATTTTAAAAAAGGCGCAACTTAATCATCCGAATGATACTAAAAATTATAAGAATGCTAATGGATACATTCGTACTGTTGTGGGTACTTTCATTATCAAAGATAATACATTTATGGATACGGATTTCTCAAAGCATCCAAATAGATATACCTTCAGCACCTCTCTTAAGAATACAAATGCTAATATTAAGAACAGAAAAAACACTACAAAAAAAGAAAGGGCTTTTTCGGCAAATATTGTATCTGGTATTGGCGTGGTTAAATCTTATATGGATGCATTTGAAGAGAATAATCACAATAAAGCAAGGAGAAAAGGACTAATGCTATTAAAACAAGATAGAGTAATTGAAGAAGTTGAAAAAGGAGCTTTAGATGTTGCCAAAAAACTAGGTATAGACCACAATTATATTTTAAAAAATTTGAAATGTCTTTGCGATAACTCAGAAGACGAGAACATAAGACTACAGTCAGTAAAAGAACTGGGGAAGATAGTTGGAACTATAGGTGGTACGACTATAAAACAAAGAGAAATGGGAGTGTTTGGAATGTTTGAGGGATTTAGTCCAGATGCTATTGACTCCGCTAAAAGAGAAGTAATTCCAGAAAAAACAACGGAAGGAAAATAACATATGATTTGTCCACGATGCTCAAGCCTGCAAGTCAAAAAAGATGGAAAAAAGACAAGAACTTCAGGTAAAAGAGTACAAGAGTTTAGATGTAATAGCTGTAAAAAGTATTTCTCTCTACCAATAGAGACTGAAATAAAAGATGGCTTAAAAATGGTTGAGCCAGGTCAAGTCTTTGAATATAAGTCAGATAAAGTAGTTAGGGTTCATGGGATAACAGATGTTCACGTTGGGGCTCATGAATTTGATTTAAATAAATTCCAAGAAGCTATAAAAACTATATACGAAGATGACAATGCTGTTTGGTTTGGTAATGGCGATTTGCTAGAGTTAATACCCCCAAATTATAAAATATCACAAAGAGGACAAGAAATACCCCCAGATGAGCAGTATCTTACTTTCTTAGATTTAATAAGACCTATTCAAGATAAATGCCTCTTTATAAGAGGAGGAAACCACGATTATCTTAGAAGTTTTAATATTCTTGATATGGATGTGTGTAAACTTCTTGCAAATGAAATGAATGTTCCTTACTATTTAATGCCAGGCTATTCCAAGATTAATATAGACGGACAACAATGGAATCTTGTTAGTGGTCATGGTAAAGGAGGCGGAAAAAACGGAGACCTAGAACTAGAAAAGATGGCTCAAGTTTATTCACAAGGAGATGTTTTCTTCTTGGGACATAATCATCAATTATATGCAAAGCCAATAGACTCTTTAAGGATAGACGGAGAAGAAGAAGCTTTACATAGGAGATGGTATGTTAGGGGAGGGAGTTTCTTGAGGTACGCTGAATATGCACGATATAGTTTTTATCCAGTTGTAAGAACTGGTTGGGTAACAATGGAATTTAAAAAGAATGAGATAAACTGTTGGACTAATTAATGCAAGGCAATGTATATAAAATAAGAAAACCTATAAATCAAGATATGTCACTAGGAGAATCAATAAAGAAAATGAAATCTTTAGCAAATGGTATAGATGAATATCATATTATAAACCCAACATCTAATGTAGTATTTAGATTAACGGATATAGTAAAGATAATAAAAAATATAGAGACACCTGAACTTATTGGAGAAAGTACAGATTAGTTTTAATATCAATACACAAGATGTATCTAAAGCTGAAGAAGTATTACAATTAGCTCGTAATGACCTTATCGCTTTTGGAAAACTTTTTCTTCCAGATGATTTTATGCGTAGTGAGACACCCCCATTTCATTATGAGATGGCTGATGCAATAGATGATAAAAACTGTAAACAGTTAGCTATCATTCTCCCAAGAGGACATGGGAAAACGGTATTGACAAAATGTTCAATTATTAAAGACTTTTGTTTTACGCCAAAAGATGATATGCACTTCTATGCATGGGTGTCCGCTACCCAGAAATTGTCAACTGGAAATATGGATTATATTAAATACCATTTTGAATTTAATGAAAAGATAAAATATTATTTTGGAAACTTAAAGGGAAAGAAATGGACTGAGGAAGACGTTGAATTAAAAAATGGGTGTAAACTTATATCTAAAAGTAATGTGGCTGGTATTCGTGGTGGAGCAAAGTTGCATAAAAGATATGACCTTATTATATTAGACGACTTTGAGCATGAACAAAATACAATTACAGCCGAAGCAAGAGCTAAAAACTCAAATTTGGTCACTGCTGTTGTTTATCCCGCGCTTGAGCCTCATACTGGTCGGCTGCGTGTTAATGGTACTCCCGTTCACTATGATTCCTTTATTAATAATCTTATCATTAATCACGCAAGGAGTCAAAAAAATCAAAAAGATTTTGCATGGAAAGTAATTACTTATAAAGCAATCCTACCTGATGGTTCTCCTTTATGGGACAGTTGGTTTCCTGCTAAAAAGCTACAAGAGAAAAAGAAATTTTATCAAGATTCAGGCACCCCATCCAAGTTTTATCAAGAATATATGATGGAAGTCCAATCGGAAGAAGACTCCGTTTGGAAACGTAGCGATATAAGATACTGGAGTGGTCATTATGAGTATGACGAAGATAATGACGTTAATTATCTCTATGTCAATGGAGATAAGATTCCAGTTAATACTTTTTTAGGATGTGACCCAGCTACAGATATTGATACTAAAGAATCTGACTATTCTGTTATAATGGTTATAGCAGTAGACATGGAGAGTAATGTTTATGTAATCCATTATGAAAGACATAAGTCTATTCCTACTATTGGGTCTAAGTCTTTAACAGACGGAGAGATTATTGGCAAAAAAGGAGTAGTTGATTATATAATGGAACTTCACCAACAATACCATTGTTTATCAAGTACAGTTGAAGATGTAGCTATGAATAGGTCAATTTTTCAAGCATTAAACGAAGAAAGAAGGAGATTAAATAAGTTTGGTATATCTGTGATACCTCAAAAGCCAGGAGGTCAACAGAAAAGAAATAGAATTTATAGCGGATTAACTGGAAGATTTAGTATGGGATTGGTTCATTTAAAGGAAAATATGTTTGATTTAAT